TAACAGTTGCATCATTGACAATTTCGCCCCATTGAGCCGTTGTGCGTAGACCTTGAGCCAATAAATCATCGGCAGTAAGCACTAAAGGTATGGCCGTAATTCTTGATGAATAATCGTCATAATGTAAATCACCATTGCCGCCCTCCCATAAAATGCCTCGCCCAGAGTTAGCAGCTGCTGTTGTCAATGAGTAAGCATCAGTTGCCCCACTGCTATAAGCCTGTAGTTCATAAGCCCCGGGCACATCCACATTGCTTACTAAATTATCAACTAATGCTTGTCCCACTGCATCGTAAGAATCCCAAGTCGCGCCAACTGGCAAATTTGACCAAGTAAGAGTTGGTGATACGTCATCCCATTCGGTTAAAAAAGCCTCAGTTAAAATGTTAAGTATTCGTGTTCCATCATTTTCTTTTGCGTAGTTAGATGTTCCAACCAATCGGCGGTTAAGTTGAGCCAATGGACCAACGGCAGTGATACTGTATACGGCAACTGATCCATCTGATCCGTATGCATTTAGGCTTATGTCAATGTCTGAAATAGTGCCATAAAAAATTTCCTGTGTACCTGATGTGCCTTTGTCTATGGCAATAGATACCGACTGGCTTAAGGCCACATCTAATGGTTCACTGGCATCTGTCCAAAGACTGATGGAGGCAAAACCGGGCTGTGGTTGCTCGGTTACGTCATTGCGGCCACTTCGTATTGAAATTGATGAGATTGTTTGATCTGCGTAAGTAGTAACCCCACCAAAGGTCACTGTGGGGTATGGCTCATAATCGGTCACAGTGTTGCCCCTACAAGGTTGATAGCCCCTGTGCGCCTTGCAGAGTCTTGTAGTAGGCGTTCAATACTACGACGTGCAGACTCACCATCAATGACACCATTCATTATTATGGTGACGCCTTGGCCACCATTGTCCGGGCGTATTGATCCTGAGCCACTTGGCACAAAGGTCTCCGGACCAAACTCGCCTACGCGGTAAGCACCGCCAGCCATGACTGGTCCACCAGCTGCTCTTGAGCCTGTTGCAAGATCAATGTACTGACCAATTCGGGCAATTGGGTTCATTGCGGTTTTTAAGAAGTCAGGTACTTTGTCATAAACTTTAAAATAACCATCGTAGGCTTTAGCTACTAAATCAATGGCCTTGGCAAATGATTCCATAGCGCCAGCCAATTTATCAAGAGTTGATACGCCAGTAGATGCATCTGGGCTAGCAATCTCATCAAACAGTCTGCCAAAAGCATCTGCAACTGCTCGCAAAGAATAACCCAAAGAATAAGAGCCATCGCCCTCAAAGTTGCCAGCAAGTTCACGAGCGCGGTTGCTTAAAGATTGTGGATCTTCACCAGCAAAACCCTTTGCAACGTCGTTGACCTTTTCTAGCAAAGTCCCAAGTACACCAACTAAAGGTGCACCAGCAGATTCTTTAAGTTCACCCAGTCTTTGATTAACAATGTCTAACTTGCCTTGGTAAGTTTCGGCATATGCTGATGCTTGTCCACCAAATAATCTTCCTAGTTCATCGGTAATGTCTTTGAAATCACCAGACTTGAGAATGGCATCATCGAGTGGAATACCTAAACGCTTTAAAGCACCCTCATTGCCGTCATAAGCTTTACCAAGTGCGCTAGTGACGGCCTCTAAATCTTTTCCAGTACCTCTAGCAATATCCATTGCAAGATTAGTAAGTCCTTGAGCTTCTGCAACATCGCCTGTGCTTCGAGTTAATCGGCCTAAAGAATCGCGTAGTTGGCTGTCACTGTATCCAGTGGCAAACTGCATTTTTTCAATCCAGCCATCAATGGATTTAATAACATCATCATCAATTACCCCGGCTGTATCTTTAAGGCTTTCTCTAAATTTCTTTTGGCTAACTTCATCCTCGGCAACTGCTTTGACTGCATCAATACCAATTGCAATAGCCATTGCTCCAGCAGCTGTGGCAACTCCCAAAAAGGCTTTAGCCATCTTTTTGGAATAGCCACCTATTTTGTTGTTGAAACCTTTAACATCTTTTTCAGCATCCATCAACCCTCGGCCAAATTGAGCCACATCAGCCAATAGGTTGAGTTTCATAGTTCTTACATCAGCCACTTGTCCGACTCCATTCGCCATACACAGTGCCAACCGCTGCTTTCCATCGGCGTGTGATTTCTGGTTGTAATGCCTTTAGGGTAGGAAAAATCCAGTAACCCTTATTGCCTCGACCCTCTTTCGGAGTACGAGCAGGAAACTTGTAACCCCCATTTGGAAAGTTACCAGCTGATCCAAAAGTGTTTCGATCCGATCCAAACTCATTACCAAATAGCAAAATACCAGCGTTTGCGCCACCCGATGCTCGACCACGCGATCCACCGATTGTGACGTTTGGTATACGGTCTTTGTTTGCTCTTACAGTTGATGCAACGATTGCCGTCTGTGCCGGCATTGGTGATCCAACGTAACCTGCCATTTTAATTGCACCTGCTGTCCAAGCACTAATACTTGCCACATCATCTTTTAATGTTTTTTTGCTTGCATCATCCATTTGATTTAAGGCTTTCAATAAGCCACGCAAATCTCGCAGATCAGGCTGGATTTTTATGGTTGATCTAGTATCAGCCATGTCCATTCCTCTCTGTTATCAGCTGTAAGGCTGTGTTGATGTCTGCGAGTGACCATTGATACAAATCAGATAATGGAATCCCGGTGACAACTGCTATTCTGACGAGTCCGTCAGCGAGTTCTCTTTTGGGCTTTCCTCTACCACCTCAAAGGTTTCAAACTCATTGGTGACCCATGCTTGCTGGCTTGGTAACTTGGTATGCCCTTGAGCCTTAGCGGCTTTGTAAAGCATGCAAGTTATGACATCCAGCGAGCCTTGGCCCATCTTTTCTGCCGCTTGGCTAACTGTGTAACCGAGTTCTCTTTCAATCTCGATCCACAACCAAGCGTTTTCATCACTCACTATGTAGTTGTTGCCCTGTTTTGTTGTAACTGTGTATTGCATAATGGTTGCCCTGTTCTCTCGATTATGTTCGGGTTACTGTTCCATCCTCAACAACAAAGCTGAGGCTGGTTGTTAGTACGTCAGTGGCCGCGCCACCAACGGTTGGAAATACTGGGAATACGCTGCCAGCAAATGTGTCACCGTTTACATCAAAGGTAAATGCCAATGATGTGTCAGGTGCAGTGTTAGCCGCATCCCAAAGAGCGCTGATGATTCCTGCTGATGATGAATCGTCTAAATATAGTTCCACATTTAGTGTGGCAGTCTTATCTACGGTCTTGTATGCGCGACCTGATAGCACTTCTAGAACCTGCTGGTTGTTTTCGCGCTCTAGTGTAACTGTTGATGCTTGGTCAGCGTATGACACAGAGTTGATGCTCAAAGTCAGATTCCGACCAGTTATGTATGTTGCTGGCATGACTTGCCTTTCTAGTTGGTTGTGACCATCTCTATGTTGAGTTGGCTGATAAGCATGTCGGCGTTTCCGATTTGCTGGACTGTGGGTTGTGACCATCCACCCAAAAACGAAATGTTATTGGCTAGTAGATCAGTTACTGAAAAGATTAAAGTTTCTAAGTTGGCTAAGGCAGCGCGGTTGTCAGCTGCATTAACAATTACAGTGATGTCAAAGCGAACATGGCAACGAGTGCCACCAATAGCGCCGACTGTGATGTAAGGCGATCCCGGAACAAGCACAATTGCTGGTGGAGTTATGTTCTCATTTGGGTATGAGTAAACTACTCGCCCGGCAGCTGCAAGAGTTGCGGCGAGTGCATCACGGTAAGTCGCTAAATTACCCAATGTAGCCTCGGGTGTCTAAGTGCTTGCCAAGTAGGCCTGACACACGGGTAAGCATTGAGCGCCCTAGGCGGTATGGTGCTGGACTTTGGAAGTCAACCCCTTGCTGTCCTAGTGTGCCAGTACGAGTGATCCAGATGTCGCAGGCTACGGCTAAAGCCGCTTCTCGGACTTCTGGTGTCGTGTCATAAAGAGCGGCTTGGCTGGTCAATACTGCTCGGCCATTAGGAATGATTGAGCGCTTAGTAATGTCTGCATTAGTAATTGCAGCTTCAAAAAATGATACGCCGTATTCGTCGTATCCAACCTTGGTTACTGTGCGTGAGCCGTCAAATGGTGCGCCACACTTGCTTACAGTTAAAGCCTGACCGACTACGAAAGTATTGTCATGGCAATAAAAACGTGCCACGTTATTAGTGAGTGATGCGCCAACAATAGACACATCATCAAAAATTAGGTAGGACAGGATTATGTTTTCGGCGCTGTCTGCAACTGCCTGAACGATTGCATCAGCATAGATGTCACCAATACCAAGTACGGCTTTTAGCTCGCTTAGTGTAATCAGTGCCATTTCAAATCCTTATCTAATAGGGGTGTGTGGGGGGCACAGGGCCGCACCCCCCACACGATTGCTAACTACGACCCTTAGGTCAAGTTAAAGCGGCGTACGCCACCAGCGGTCAAAACGCCAACGGCTAAATAGCCGTACAGTGCTGTTTCGATCTCGCCACTGGTTACTACGTTAGTGCTCATTCTCAAAATCGGGCTTTCGTAAATTGCTACTGCTGATGGAGTAACAATGAATGCCGATTCATCGATAACAGTTGAAACTGCGTTCGGGTCTACGTATAGATCAAGTCCAAGCACGTTACCGCGTAGGGACTGTGGGCCTGCAACTCCACCATTGTTGGCTGGGTTGTAAGCGTTGTAGATTGGGCGTCCGGTTGTGTCGGTTGCACCCATCAACAATGACCACTGGCCAGTTCCTGCAATGTAAGCGCTTGGAAGTTCGCCAGTTGCTAGGTAAGCAGCTGGGGCTTGGCTAGATACGAAGCCGATGATGCCATCGGAGTCTGCATCTTGTGCTGTTGCCTGTGTTCCACCTGCAGTTAGTGCTGCAATAACGGCTGCGTCAGTTGCCTTGTTGTAGGCGCGTGTCATGTTATCAACCATTGCTTGGAAGAAATCTGGGGATGAACGCTCTAGTAGTTCTACCGAGTAGCGCTGCATTCCTGCAAATTTGTTTACATCTAGGTTGACGTATGAAGAAACGATACCCTGCTCAGATGGTGCTGCACCTTCGTTGGTGTCGGCTACTGTGCCCGGTGTCGTGATTTTTGGATGGCTGATAACCATGCCTGATGCAGTGATGGCACGTGAGCCAATTGCATCAATGGCTGGACGTGAGCCAATTGTGTTGTCGATTACCTGATTTACATACTGCACTGGGGTAAACGCTGGGTTTGTGCTGAATGAGTCATCGGCTGCCATTACATACTGGGCTGAATCATGGTTGCCCATTTTGGCCTTGATGCTGTGCTCTAGGTAAGAGGCTTGGCTGTTGATTGGGCTACGAGGCTTTACGTAGGCCACTGGTGCAGCTGCTGTAACAACCGCGGACGCGGTTACTTCATCAGCCACTGGTGCGGTTGTTTCTTCCACTGTTATCTCCTGTGGGTTTTCCTCTGCAGGGGTTTCTGCTTCGGTGGTTTCTGGGGTTTCCTCTGTAGCGGCTACATCGAGGATTTGAGCATCCTTGAATGCTGG